TGAAAGTGCTCCCCCTCCTCCAGCTCCTTTATCTTGTGCAGTTCCCAGTATCTTACTTCCAGCAATAACTTGTTTACTAATAATCGCTCCGGTTTGTGGATTAATCACTGCAAAGCCTTGATTTGTTCCATCATCAAATGAAATCACTTGAGTTGGTGTATTCTTCTTAACACTGGCGTTAATTGCTGCTTGGATCATATTACTACTCATGCCAGTTGCTTGCGTAATTGCTGCTATGTCTGATCCGGACGCTCCATCTAATGCGCCTGACGTGAGAAGCGTATTAAATTGATCCATAGCTGCTTTGGCACTTTGTGAATTAATATCAAACTGTTTTTGCTGGATATCTAATTGTGTCTGGACATCTGCTTTCTTCATGGCGATTGTGTCACTAATTGTTTTCGTATCATTGTTATAGTCATTTTGCAGTTTCTGTACTCTGCCAACCCTGTTTGATTCTGAAAGAAATGGATTATCATTAATTTTAGATTGTGCATCGTTAAATGCTTGTTGTTTTTGTGTCAATTGATTCTCTAAATCTGGAATTCCTGCGTTCTTATTAAGCGTGTTATAGAGATCCGGTAAATTAAGCGTTGCTGCTGGTGAAATCCCAAGGCCTCCTGCTCCACCTGCTAAACTTCCACCACTACCACCTGTTCCAAGACCACCTGGCAAGCCGGATGCTCCTCCTGGAGTTGCTGCTGGTGCTGGTGCTCCAGTTGCTCCACCATTATTAATAAAGTTCTGAATCGTTCCTGGTGCTAATCCCTGCGCTTTATCTGATTGAGCGTTAACCGCTGCTGAGACTTGCTGCCCTGCTCCTTGTTGGTTACTTTGTGAATTGATCTGTCCTGGATTAGAAAGACTGCCACCCCAAAATTGCTGTCCATCATACCAGCCTCCCTGCTGTGCTGAGACTGTTTGCCCATTTGCTAAACGAACTTGAGAACCGTTAACGACTTGTGCCATATGTTATTTGAAATCTCCAATAATATCTTTGACTGTGTTTCGTTTACCAAACATATCCGGAACATCAAACATAGGCAAAGTCTTTTGATATTTCTGTTGTTCTTCCTGAATCTTCCCCCATGAATTGCGTAAGATATTTTGTGCTTCGATACTCAAAAGAAGAGTACCACCAATATAAGAACGCATAACAGGCTGCACTAAATCTCCTTTATTCTTAAGAATTGCTAATGCTTCTAAACACACTGCCTCATTACACTCACTCATGTTATATGAAAAGATAGTGGTATCCAGTGGATTAACTAACTTGTCAACAAATTTAATTCCCCATACAGTAATATCATTATTTCCATTTGTTGTTGGTGTTGGATACATGAAATAGCGCATCCACTGATTTGACCAAAGCTGCTGTCTGCCGGATGGAATACTATTTTCTTTTTCGTATAAATAATCTTTAAAAAGAAGCGGTGTCCCAAAGTCTACCCCTCCTACTTTAAGTTTCCAAACAGAACTAGGCCGCCAATTTTGCGGATAATCATAGTACTCTTGATTTGCCAAAGTAGATGTTGTGACTGAATCCTCGGTTTGAGGCCAGCGGAAAAAAGCTGCACACTTGCGATAGGCTCGATTAATGCCAAGTGTCACAACGGCTGGAGTATACATCGTACTTAATCCATCAACTGTTAAGTCCGTTTGTACGGCTGTAATCATGTCTGAAAGCGTATCCATATCTCAAGAATAGAGGATAAGTCTATTCTAATGCAAGCTCCTCTCCTGATTTTTCAACTGGTACTAACATAATCTTAATATGCATACCATGATTTTGCAAAACCTTAAGTGCAAGATTTACATCATCCGGAAGGATTTTGTATTGTGGGAAATCAAATGCAAAGCTTATTATCGCATTATTTTCCTTTACCAGTTCGTATATCTTTTTTTCTAAATCGTCCATATTATTTCCCAAGTAAGATAATTGATATCTTAAAATTATTCATGATAGAGCGAAGATTAACGACATTACTAAGCATAGATTGCAGTTTTATGGTATGTGTTCCTGGAGACATCGTAAAACCTCGAAATGCAGTATATGGCTTACTAATGATATTTTCATGATCACCACCCGATGCGTCTAATGCTGAATCATAATAGAGTGATACAATTCCATGATCAATATCAGATGTCACTTGATACGTTGTTCGACCACTCAAACTAACACCACCAGTTACTTGCTCACTAGATCCATTCACGGTTAAAAAGACAATTGCCTGAGTGGATCGAAGTAACTTTAAAGTAATTGATCCTTGACCTGGAATATCCGCAAGGCTTGTATTAACAAATGATTGTGATGATGATTCCTGAAGAGAGGAGACGGGAAAACTTGTTGCACTAATAATCCCTTGCGAATCAATCAGTGTTTGTCCTGTAGCTGCATTTCCAATAATAATACTTCCTTCAGGCCCCATCAACATTTGTCCTGTCACAAGCGTTCCAGACTGTAGATTTCCAGCAAATACAGCGTCCCCGCTGTCTCCGTCAAGCGCAAAAGTAGTATTGCCTGATTGATCTCGTGCCACAATACCAGACGGTGAAATGCGAATATCCCCACTCACACCTGGTGTTAATGTTCCAATCTGAAGTGCTCCGCTTGGTGTAAATTGAAATTCTGCGATAATCTTTTTTGATCTGGTGTTGAGTGCAGTACTTATCACTTCTCGTGCAATCATTGGTTGAGGGAAATTCTGATCCTGAATCGTTGCTGGCGTGACAATTTGATTATTACTCGTTTGGCTGGTTGTCTGATCTGTTGGTGTTCCAGCTTGCGGAAACGGAATATCTGCAATAACAATTGGTGAATAAACTTTATTATCCATATTAAGAAAAGGTTGTTCTCATTCGGTAGACTTCAGGCCCAAGATTGCCATTTGGAATTAGTACTAGACGAGGCTCATAAATATCTGCTTTATCTCCAATCGCAAACACTGCTTTTTTACCATTTGTTGTCGTAAAAGAGGAATTTCCATCAGCTGCGTTTGCTTGAATAAAGTTTCCTGTCTTGTCCAGCCTAAACCAAAATTGAATAGATGCTCCAGCTGGTAATGGCGCACACATGATCTCAATATATTTATATTCACTCACATTCGTTACATCTTTAATAGGAGATCGGAAATCTAATCCTTCATAGACTGCTGTGGCTTTTGTTGTGCTATCAACTCGCATAACCCCAAATGAACTACCTAATCGATAACTCACAATAATCACGCCATCTACTACACATAATGCACCAATCTCATCTACTTCTAATTGATACTCCAAATTCATCGTAAATGGTTTGTTTTTGTTTTTTCGTCCATATGAATAAATGCCGTTATATCCAGTAGTTGCTCCATAGACACCAAATAAGGCAAGATTACCGACTGCTTTTTTATCAATCCATGAAAGTGCCGTTTGTTCCCAATCGAAAAAGTCTACCTGTTCAATTAAGTTTGCAACACTTCCTGGATTGACTTTGCCTCCTCCTGGAAAACGCTTTGCCGGAATAGAATCAATAAAGTTTGAGAATACTATTTGTCCATCATCTCCCACTTGTGCAAGCGGTACTTCTGAGTCAATTGCTGCATTAATTCCTTTTGTTGGATCAGATGCACGATATGTTCCAAGAACTGCTCGTCCACTTCGTTCTAAAATCGTCTTGACAATATTACCTGGAATAAGATCTAATGCTTCGTTGGTATACGAATCGTCATAGGCACTCATTGCAAGTAAAGAGCCGTTTGCAATCATGACATCTCCGTCTACTTGCTTCATGGTATGCCAATCTTCACTTGAAAGATTTGTTTTAGGCCAAACATCGCCTTGAACTGTTCCTGGTTTGTCCACATCATTCCAGTTCGATAAGCCTGGTATTTCTTTTCGATGCAGATTTGTATTTGTCGCAAATAAAAGATATGTTTTTCCCCCACTACTCGGCTTCTCTTCAGCTCCTTTTATTTCTTGCTGGCAATCATACACCTGAAGCCATGTGCTATCTGGCAGTCGTTTATAGACTTTGCCAGTATTACCAAAGCCATAGGTATTACCATCTGAACACTTTACAAACCAATGAATAAGATCATGAAAGACAGTTTTAGATCCTGGTGCTGGAGACGGACTTGGAGAGACAGAACTACTCGGACTTAAACTAGCTGATGGAGAAAGAGAGGCACTTGGACTACGTGAGGATGATGGACTGATTGATGCTGACGTAGAAAAAGAAGGACTCTTCGAGGCACTTGGACTAATTGATGCGCTAATAGATGGAGAGCTAGAGCTGGATGGTGAATAACTGCTACTCGGACTAATTGACGGACTAATTGATTGTAAGATCACTCCTTCATCAATTAATGCCTGGTTATCC